CATTTTGTAGATCGGCATAAATATTCCTCCTATTCTTGACACTTCCTCGAAAGTGTGCTACAATAAAAGGGCAGAATTCGCCCTTTCGTGGTTGAAGTGGGTGTGAATTTTAATCGAGCTGATACTGTCAATATCAGTTCACCTGTCCTCTGAGTGCTGTCAACGCTCGGAGGACTTTTTTTGTTATGTAGTTGCTTCGCTGTATATGATAGGTAAAAAGTCTGTTTCGTTTATTATCTTGACTTTCTTGCCTGCTTCTTGAAGCTCTCTTGCTTTGAGTACCTCAGAGCCGTAATTGCCGTATGACCAATCAGGACTGCCGTAAGCTCCTACTACAAGATAGTCAGTCTTGCCACTTACGGACGTTCGGATAGTTGCACCCATTGCTTCATATATCGGCGTTATCTCACTTGTATCTCCGAGCTGACACTCGCCTGTGAAAACAAGCACCTTGCCGTCAAGATTTATAAGTTCCTCTGATGAAACGTCTTTGTCAAACTCAGGCTTGCAAATATCATTGAAAACCTCAAGCATTTCATCAAGCTCGTGCTGTTCAAGTATGCCGTCTTCCAAAGCATTTTCTATTATCCTTTTCAGCTTATCGAACGGATAAATATTGCAGAACTCCTCGTTGCAATCAAGCCAATCTTTCAGCTCCATAACTTCTTCGTCAGTAAGGATATTGTCGTCAGTAATATCCAACAGCATTTCCTGTAGTTCTCGTATGGCTTTGGTCTTTGCTGAGTAGCGAACGTTATAGCTGTTCTTTTTCAACGTGAATTTTGCATGATTATGTATCTTTGGCATCGCTTTCTCGCTCAGCTTTTCAAATACCTGCTGAGTTGCCAACACATCAGACAATGCACGGTGGGCAGAGTCATTGGTGACATTAAGCTTCCGGCATAACGTACTCAGCTTGTGATTTTCAAGTTTCGGAAATACCTGTTGAGAAAGCTCCAGCGTGTCACATACTTTGTTCTTGTATAGCAGATTAAAACGCTGACAAGCTGCTGAAATAAATTGGCTGTCAAAATCAATGTTATGTCCTACAAGTATATCGTTCCCGATAAATTTCAAGAACTTTGGAAGCACAATATTTATACTTGGAGCGTCCGACACCATTTCATTTGTTATCCCTGTGAGATCTTCAACTTCTTCTGGTATTCTTTTCTTCGGCTTAACAAGCTGCTCAAATGTGTCAACTATCTCAGAGTCTTCAACAAGCACCGCTCCAAATTCTGTGATAAAGTCATACTGTGGGTTTAGCCCTGTTGTTTCAAGGTCGATGACAACATATCTGTTTGGAGTGTTAGCAATTTTCCGCTTATGCTCCGCTCTTGAATGGACTTCTCTTGCAGGAACATCTTCGCCTTCCGAAAAATTTTCAGATGTATCTATACTTATGGTATTTCTTTTTGTGTCCGTCTGTTTTTGAACTTCCTGCCATGTTATCTCTTTATTGCGTTCTTTCTTATTATGATAGTACCTTGCAACGCAGATAATAGCAATAACGGCAGCTATTATCACAAATGGCACGTTGTCGCCTCCTTTTTATATTCACATTGTCTCGACTTCTTCAAGCGCATCAAAGCTGAAAAAGTCACCTCTGACTATATGCTCCATTTCGTGAGCTATAGTCTTTTTTTGTTCCTCATAGGATAGCCTAGAGTTTATGTATATATTATAAAATCCGTCAGAATCCATTGCTGTCACTCCCTTTACCGATATAGGCAAAGGAACGTATCTAATGCAATAATCCAATCTATTCACTATCCTTTTGCATACGCTTTAAAATCTCAACTGTAGCTTCTATATCCTCTTTAGTGACGTTCTTTGACACACTAAAGAGGATCTTCATTTCTGGTCGTGTTCTCAGTTCATCTATTATATCTCTTGTTTCGTCATCAAGATATATAGGCTCGTTATGTGCTTCGACCTTGATATTATCTTCTGTGAAATAGTCAAGTGGAACGTGGAAATAGTCAGCGATTTTTTGAAGCTTATCGACTTTCGGTTGGCTCTTTCCCTTTTTCCAATCACTGAATGTGGTTTGACTTATTCCTGTTTCTTTTGATACTTTATAGGCTGAAACACCGTAATTATGTAGCAATTCGCTAAATTTTTCGTACATAAATTATACACCTTTCACAAAGATTACATTACTAAAGAAAAGTTTAGTATTTTCTCTTGACAATCAGGAAATATTGATGTATACTAAGCACATACTAAAGATTTACCAAGCAACGAAAAATCTGAGTATAAACGGCGTAGTAAACATATTTACTTTTGATATTCTTATTATACCGCAAAACCGAAGTATTTTAAATAACATAATGTTAAGGAGGTGTAAACTATATATGTATGACGCTTTTAAAAAGCTTATGGACGAACGAGGCCTTACATCTTATCGTGTATCGCTTGATACAGGAATACCTCAGACAACACTTAGCGATTGGAAAAATGGTCGCTCTAAGCCAAAGGTAGACAAGCTTAAAATACTTGCCGATTACTTCGGTGTAAGCCTTGAAACCTTTGTTGAGTAGATTATACTACTTCATTCAAGTGATGTCAACAGCTAACAGTCCGTTTGAACGGACAGAAAGGGGTGAGGAATTATGTTTGATGAGTTTCGGCAAAACATCAAAAAAATTGCGAAGTCAAGGCACTTAACATATGCTCAAATAGCTGAGAAATCAGGTGTAAAGGAAAGTACAATTAAAGCGTTTATGTGCGGCGCAACTGATAGCAGGCGTGTTGCTGAAAAAATAGCAGATGTCTTGGAAGTAAAAATTGTTTATTGCAATGGTGATTATAGTATCACCGCAGAGAAAGGACAGATGATTAATGAATGAATTAATTAAAATCAGCTATGAAAACGCAGAACACCCAACAGTATCGGGTAGGGAACTACACGAGGCACTTGAAGTCAAGACCGCTTATAAAGACTGGTTTCCGAGAATGTGTGAATACGGATTTACGGAGGGTGAGGATTTCAACCCGCTCAAAAATGAGCAGGTTCGTACTGAGGGAAACAGGCAGGTGAGTCGTGAACTTACCGATCACCAACTTACAATCCCAATGGCAAAAGAGATCTGTATGTTGCAGAGAAGTGAAAAAGGAAAGCAGTTCCGCCAGTACTTCATAAGAGTTGAAGAAGCTTGGAACAGTCCCGAAATGATTATGAAAAGGGCTTTGGAAATTGCTAACGAAAAGGTGAAAGCTCTGCAAGTAAGTGTTTCACAGCTTACTGTTGATAAACAGATAATGCAACCGAAAGCTGATTACTTTGATGAACTCGTGGACAGAAATCTGTTAACGGGAATAAGAGAAACAGCTAAGGAACTTAAAGTCAAGCAAAATACTTTTGTGAATTTCCTGCTTGATAAAAAGTATCTTTACAGAGATAAAAAGGGCAAGCTTATGCCATATGCAAAGCCAATGGAGAACGGCTTGTTTGAAATCAAGGAGTTTTCTAATGAGAAAACAGGTTTTTCAAGCACGCAGGTGTTTATTACACCTAAAGGAAAAGAAACGTTTAGGCTGTTATTGCTTTAATGTCACTTGCGGAGATGTTCGACTGTTCGGTTGACTATCTTCTCGGCAAGACAAGAAACCCGACGCCATATCCTAAGGCGTGAGGAAACAAATGATTAAAGAGGGGGTGAGAAAATGGAAAAGAAAATTACTGCTACTCCAAGAGGGTGTGACAGTGCCAGGGTTGAGCAGGTGATCGTAACAAAAGCCTTGAAAGGTGCAGGAACAGAAAATGACCCCTGTAGAGAGGTCATTCAGTATTGGACTCTTGACGGAGAGCTGATTGTAACAAGATCACAATATGAGGGGGGCAAACGTTGAATTTGAAAAAGAGAGTGTACTATCTCGGTATTGCGTTGTGTCTAGCAAGTCCGCTTGCATTCGGTATATGTATGCTAATAGGGCTTGACAACACAATTCCGTTGTCTCTCATGATAACTAGCAATGTTTGCAGGATATGTTCACTGGAAGCAGAAATGACAGAAAACACAATGAGGAGTGACAAAGCAAAGAGTCAGTACGAGGCTCTGACAAAGGCAAGTGTTATTTGTCCCCATGAGAATGTTTTGACTATCGAGGAGGTGGACTAAATGAGGTCACCTGACATTGAAATGGCGGTGCGGCTGTACTATGAAAAGCCCGAAATAACCAATGCGGATATCAAGGAGCTGTTCGGCACAGGTGAAACGCAGACTATCAAGATCAAGAAAGCTGTTAAGGAAGAAATGGCAAAGCGTGGTGTGAAGTCATGGCTGCCGCACTCGGTCAATACAGAGATAGCCTACGAGGTGTGGGGCATTGATATCGACAACTTCGAGAAAAGGCTTAAAAAACTCCGCACGCTTTACGGAAAGGACGTGAGAAAATGATAGCCGTACTAGAGATAATCAGATGTGCCGCAGCGGTAGCGCTCTTGGTGGTGCTTACAATGTATGTAGCGTACAGGTGGTATGTAAGCGTAAAAGAAACTGCCTACGAGGAAGCAGAGGAGAGCATTAAGCGTGCGGTGAGAGAAGCAGGCAGACCCGTGGTCAAGGTCGAAGTTGAAATGAAAGGAAAGTGGTAATGAACATTGTAGGAATACTGCTGATAACAATAGCTGTGATTGCAGGCATAGATGTAGTGATGTATCTTGTGCTGAGCGTGGTGGATAGGCACTGGGAGAAACGTTTTGAAAACGAGGAGGACGAAGATGATAACGAAAGAGGAATTTGAAAAGGCAGTAAACCACTGTACAGAATTTACTGTTAATTGCAAAGGTTGTCC